GTCCACAGAACGAAGGCTCCAGTAATCCATGATTTTCCAACACCACGGAAAGCCTGAATCTGAAGACGTTTAGGTCCGTGCTGAAGATAGTCTGCGATTGCATATTGAGCGCGGGTTGGTTCTGGTAGGTCAAGCTGCTTCCATAAAGCTTGTAGAAACAGCTTGAAATCGTCCTGTAAGGCGGTTAAAACGTCTGTCATAGGGATATGTATTCGGGTGGTATTTCATCGGCCTTCTAGGGCATATAACCGCCAGGCATGAGAGCTTTGCCGCCTTCAATAATTAGGCCGCCAATAACAGCTCCAGTGCCGAGGACGATATTGTTTATGAGTTCAAAATCCAGCCCGTTTCCATTGCCGTTTCCGTTTCCGTTGCTGTAAGCCCCGCCATTGCCGTTACCGTTGCCATTACCGTTACCATTACCATTTGTCTGATAGCTGTACTGCTGTACAAGCGGCGGTACATACTTAGGAGAAGGCGGAGTAACGTAAGGGGTACGTTCTTCGGGAACAAAGCCACCTAATTGACCTGGTTTGAACTCAACCTTGCCTGCTGTTGTCTGAATACCAGGTTGTTGCTGTGTGCCAGGGAACTGAGTATTTGGTTGGGATAGGTCTTCTCCAACAACAATAAGATTAGGATTACGAGCAGACGGAGATTGACCTAAGGCTTCGCGGCTACCAAGGTAGTTTTGTAGAGCTTTGTTTTGTTGATTTTTTGCTTTGTTATCGTCAGGTGATAGAGCTTGCAAATTACGGGGATCGTCACCCAAGGCGTAACCAGCATCTCGAAGGCGCTGTAAAGCAGCTTGTACATCACCACCTGACCTTTCTAAGGCTTCAAGTTGTGCACCGATAAAAGCAATTTCGTTGAAGTGATCAACTTCTAAGCCATCTGCTCTAGTTTGATCCTTAAATTCCCTAGATTCAGCCAACTGTTGTGGACTTAGTTGGCCTGTTTGAATCCGTCGTCGTTTTTGGTAGAGCTTGTTTCGTGCTTCGTGAGCAGTACGGTTGCGTTTTTTTACCCCACCCTCACCATCAGATGTGATAGATATACGCTGACCATTCTTGATTGCGTAACCTAATTCTCCAACAATCTGTTGTGGTGTAATGCCAGGAACGGTTTTCTTAAGAATACGAGCCGCCTTTTTGTAATTAGCCCAACTCAATTTAGTGGGTCGTATAGCCATAAAAAAAGCGCCCCTTTCGGAGCGCGGTATGAGTTATTTGCCGTTAGGCACAGGTCAGACGCGACGACCGCGACGATTTACTTTTGGTTTAAGGCTGGTCCGGTTGGGAGTACGAGTTCTATTTTTGTACTTACGAAGAGCTGCCTGATATGAAGAAGCTCCACTCCGACCGGCAGGAAAGTCACTGCGCTTAGGCTGTTTAGGTTGAGACTTCAGAGCCGGGTTAGAAGGCATGTTTTGTCCACGAGTCCCACTAGAGGAGCTGTAAAAACGGCTTGCAGCTTCAGACTTGGTGGTCTGTCTAGGTTTAGCTTTAGCAGGCTTAGCTTTTGCAGCAGGCTTAGACTTAGGGGAGTTCTTAGCAGCGTCTCTAAAGGTCTGTACATTTGCTGCACGTTCCGCAGGAGTCATGCTGCTGTATTTCTTTTTCATTTCCGCAAGGGTCATACCCTTAAAGGGATTACGTGTGTTCCGTACACGTTCCGCGGTATTAGTTTTAGCCATCAGTTAATGTGAGATAAAATTAGAGATTCTCTAAGTAGATTTTTTCCAAACTGCTCTCTCATCCAAGAGCGCCAATGGTTACTTCCTTTATCCTGATTGCAACAGGTACAGGCTGGAACAACATTCGATGTGATGTCTTCACCCCCAAGACTGCGAGGATGAACATGATCCAGTGTAAGTTCGTGTAATTCATAAGTTTTTCCGCAATAAACACATGTGCATCCAAAGTGCTCTTTGATGCTGCGCCTCCAAAGGCGCTTAGCTTCTGGAGACGTCATGGTTATTAGGTTGTAAAGGTAATGATCAGGAGTAGGAAGCAAAGGGGTCATTTAGTACGGCTAGCTCTGTTTTTCGATCGCATTTGCGGTCGTCCGTTCGTAGTGCTGCCTTTGTAGTGAGCAGCATCACGAGGATCACCTTTGCGAATCTTCAGTTGACGGCGTAGTCGGTTTGCGTTTACACGCAGTGCTTTACCCTTTGGTGTTTTGTTGTATGCCTTTTGCTGGGACTTGTGGTTCCCGTTGGCGTATTTAGGTCCGTTAAACCGGGGCTTTGCCATAAAGCCTCCGCTGAACCATTTCTGGGTCGACCTCAGGCATGACAGCGGCTAGTTTCGACAAGGGGTTACCCTCAAGGGCAACACCAGAGATGTCGTTAGTCTTTAGCCAGTCACACGCTGCTTTTAGGTCTTGAGTAGTTGCCTCGCCAGACTTAATGCGTGCAAGGAACTCGGTGGTGATTAGATTGTGCAGTTCGTTGAACTGATCTTCTGTCGCCTTTTTCTTAGCCATTCCTAAGAACTATTTGGTCAAGTTTGTTTTCAATACGTACCATGTGATCTTCCATGCGATCGACCATTGAGTTGAGGTCGGATTTGGAAACATAATCCTGAGCAACACCCAGCTCTACACCGTCGATACGACGATCTAAACCACTGATGCGGTCATGTACGTTATTGATTCTTTGATGTAGTCGGTTGTTTAGTGCTGCTCCCGCTGCTATTGATGCTATCGAGAGACTTACTATTGCTTCCAGCATTGATAGAGACTATTGGTACGATGTCGTGACACATCATTTCTACCCTGCTACCAGGTCTAAAAGTAAACCCAGATTTCAAGATTTCTGTACACTTAAGCGCACGTACCATCTCGTAATTAAGACGCATCTTTTGTTCATGTCGTCTAGCAATTTGCTTACATAGCTCAGTCATGCCGCCATCTAGTGGCACCATAAAGTTAAGCTGTGCTCCGAAATTGTTAGACCTTACATATCCCTCTGATTTGGCTGGAACAGTGTCGTTGCCCATATAAAATGGGCTAAACGTCATAGTGGCGCCATTACAAGAACTATTGGCACCAAACATTTGTCGTGATGGTGCTCCATTGTTTTGAAATTGTACCGCCTGATTGGTAACATTTCCTGTTGCAGCCGCTACAGGGTTAGATGAGTTGTTAACTTCAGGTTCAGCTAGGGCTGGTGAAGTTATTGAGAGAAGATAGAAAGCGAGGTAGTAGTAGAAACTGAGTTGATTACTTCGTTGATGTCGATAGTTTCGATTACTCCCGGATCGCGAGTTGTGATTTCTAGAGACCAAGGCTGTGTAGAGTCGGTGATGGAAAAGGTTGTACCGGCTCCACCAACGGCATCGCTTGGCGTTACGTTTGATCCACTCCATGATGTATGAGAACCACCAAAGATTTCGTGAGCAATATTTCGTTCAATATCAACCGTAGTGGTGGTAGTAGATTGCATTGAACCCTGCGTAAAATTAGGAGTTACACTTTGTGCAGAGACTGGAGCAGCCAAAAACAAAAGCATTAGTAGCTTTTTCATTCTTTTTTTTCGCGTGTAATAGAAAAAGTTGCAAGAGTGCCGCTCAGGATTGAGGCGACATAAGTGGGATCCATTTTTGGCATCCATCCTGCATAACTTGCAGTCAAGAGTCCTGCTGACCAGCAGAGGACGATGAATTTGATGAACTCACCCTTTTTGTTATCTTTGTCCATGCTTGTTTTAGTATGGGCTTCATTACAGTTACAGTCCATTTAAAGACTGCCGTTGCTGTAAGGGTGGCTGCAACAGACACGGTGGCTGTAGTACCAGCCGTGATAAGTATTTCGTTAGACGGTAGAGGCATAGTTACATCCGTAAATGGGATGTCTACCTGTCGTGTGTCTTGAGGTATGTCCGGTAGTTTTACCGGAGCAGGTTTTGGTTTTGGTTTTTCTTTGTCAGATTGTGTTGTACCTTTGACTCCCGGGGGTGCCCGAAGGTCGCTAGGAGGCACTACAAGCGGCTTGTAAGAGGGCAAATCCGCTCTAGGCACCTCTAACACTGGACGAGGCAGTGTAAGCGGCTCAGGCAGTATTAAATGTGGCAGCTTGGGAGGATCATTCCAATCAGGCACCAGCAAAAATGCGCTTTGGTTGTTCTGGGGTCACTTGATAAGTGGTCGAGCCCTCTTCTTCTTCATCATCGCTGCAAAGAATTTCGATCACATCGATAGCGTGGCCTGCAGTGTAAGGTTGTAGTAGGTCCAACCTGGGGAAACCCAAAGGTTCTACACGACCAGAAGAATTAGACATAATTAACCTTATTTATTAGGGAATAGACCGTTTCGAATGAATTCGACCGCTTTGTCATCGACTTCATTGTCGGTTGATTCAGCAAGTTTGCTCAGCAAATCAACGATAAGCAGTTTTACCTTTTCAGATTGAAGAAAAGAAAACAGGATTGGACGGATAATGGTGATCATTGTTCAAATAGGGGGTAAAAATTTAATTGCTTGTAATGCCATACACGACAATGTTAATAAAGCCGCTGTTACCGTTAGTGCCATCATCTTTAATAGTTTCAACAGTAAATGAAGCTTGATTAGAACTAACTGTTGCACTGCCTACTTTAGTCATTGGCTGAGAAGAAGTTGCTACTACACAAAAATCATTACTAGATGCAAACTCAAGATCACTATCTAATGTAACTGTGTAATTACCAGTAGAGTTTCTAACAATACTAGCAATGTTATTTGACTGTCTAATAAGTTCTGCACTGCCACTATAACGTGCCCATGCTATTGCACCGAGCGCTTGCCAGTCATTACTGCTGCGGACAGTGGTTTTAGTTCTTATAACACCAGTAGTCTTGTTTACGTGTACTGAGCCTTTACCGCGTCCAGACCCAGGGGTTGATGTACTTTTTTCAAGTACAAGTTCATTAACATTGACTGTGTTTGTGTAACCCCTAATATCAGGCTGTTCAAATCTGAGATTATCATTAGTGCTGTCAAGAGCGGGACCAGTTCTTGTAGTTGCACTACGAATTTGAACACCGCGAAAAGCGCCAAAGTATTGCGCACTAGAACCAGTAGCACTGACGATTTTTTCAGGACCATCGACAACAGTCAGATTGCTGCAGTTGATAGCGTCGAAACAACTACTTACAATCTTAAATACATTCTCAGTAAGCGGAGAAGATCCACCAAAACCTGTTACTTGGATATTAGAAAAACTAACATTACGGCAACCATTGTGAAGGTGAATCAAGCCAACGTCACCGGTACTACCTGGACCGGAAGCTCCAAACGCACTGGCTTGTACGTAACCATCAACATCAGACAGAGCAGTGTCGTTTCTTCCGTCGTTAAAAGTGATGTTGCTAACTAAGACACCATCATAATTACCGACTTCAAAACAACGCTCAGGGTTTTTAGTGGCTGCGGTAAAGTTGTTGTTGGAGTCACGTTCGTAGTAGCTAAAAGTGGCAGGCGCAATAATCTGAACATTGCTGACAGAGATATTACGAGCCATTGGAGAAATACCGTCAGTACACACAACCTCTTGATCGGTGCCTGCGCCGAGAGTGACAGTGCCTGACGTATCATTTAGAAGATGATGAAAAGCATTGGTTCCGGTTCCTGAAATAGGTCCTTCCCAGCCTGTGTGATGAATTTCAATTGGCTCAGAGCAGTTGATAATCCTGCAGGCGTCGATCATGATGTTGTAGGGAGCCGGGAAGTATTCATGAGCTTTAACCTCAATACCCGACATACACTTGATCGCAACCGAGTTAGTTAGGATAATGTTTCGAGAACCATCATCAATCTCAAAACCATTGTTATTACCTCCTCCGGTATCACTGTAACCTCCATGCGGGCTTTCAGATCTACAGCCAGTAATTAGTACATCAGAACAATAGTGAGTCGTTAAGTTATCGTCTCCAGCACCTTTAAAATAACAGTTTTCAATAGTAATGTACTGAGCACCGAAAACTTCTGTACCGCTGATATTGGGCAGTACAGGCATCTGAAGCCACTTTTGTTGCGTTGTAAGAGAATCTAGGTTCTTTTTAATTGGTGTAGAAATATCTAAGCAATGTCGAAAGCCATCAAGGAAACGGCAGTTGCGCATCGTGATGTACTTAGCATTTGCGATAGTGCAAGCATTCTTTTTATAGGCATCGTCTTGACTTGACTGTGTTCCTGAAACTGAATCCCTTCGATCATCATTAAAGTCGAAAGTGATGTTTTCAATTAAAACACGTTCAACTGGTGATATTGCATTAGCAGTACCAACAGTAGACTTACCAACGTTTGCTACTGACCAACTTCGGTGAGTACTGGCAGGCATGGTAATAGTTACATCACCTTCACCACGGATAATTGTGTCGCTTTGATCAAAAATAATTGTTTGGGAAACAGAGTAAGTACCTTTTGGAAAGATCAAAGTCTTACCAGCTGCTGCTGCAATAGCAGCTGTAATGGCTGAATAGTCATCAGTAGAACCATTACCCGTAGCACCAAAATCTTTTACCGAAAAAACTTCTTTTAATTTTGTATAGACATTACGTGCAACAGCACCAGTGCCGTCCTGAGTAAAGTCGGTAAGGGTTCCAGCCGGGCCTTGAGGACCTGTTGCACCTTGAGGGCCTTGAGCACCTGTTGCACCTGTTGCACCAGTGTTCCCTTGAGGTCCCTGAGGACCAGTTGCACCCTGTGCACCAGTGGCACCTTGAGGACCTTGGGCTCCAGTAGCCCCCTGGGGACCGGTAGCTCCATCAGCGCCATCAGCGCCATCTGCACCGTCTGCACCTGCTGGGCCTTGTGCTCCTGTTGGACCTGCAGGGCCAGTAGAGCCGGTAGCTCCCGTTGCACCTGTTGGACCAGCCGGACCAGCCGGACCTTGAGGACCCGTGTCACCTTGAGGACCTCTCTCTCCCACAGTGTTGTTATCTAGTTCTTGCTGACGAAAAACTACTTGTTCAAAGTTGTCGTTAATACTGCTGGCACTAATAAAAGATCCAGTGTAGAAGTTGTTTCGTGGACCTGAATCAATATCAGTATCACGATAGATCTTGATGGCTGCTCCCGTTGCTGGGATATGACCAGTCAAAAATCGAATAGAGGTGGCAGTGTCAAATTCGTAGTGAGTGTCTTCAGTTTTTACGACGTCGTCAACAGAAACCTTGACGTCCGCCTGCAAAATGTATGGAAAGGTGAATGTAAAAGATGGACCGTTGCTATTTGATTTTGTATACGAATTTTCAGTTGTTGCCATTGTTTCCTTAATTAAAGGTTTTAGTATTTAATACAAGCAAGAAGAGCAACGTTGCGCGGACGCGCCTCAGAACCGCCATCGGTTGTCATCGTAGTTGTAACAGTTATTCCGGTTGTAGCACTGCTGGTGTTGAAATTCTGCTCTCTAACACGTTCATCAGGAGCACCACCATCATCAGTGTGACCACCGATGTCTCTCGCAGCTGACACACCGTGGTTGTGCCCAGGATCAGTGACAGTTGATGTTGCTGTGTGGTCATGTTGTCTATTTTGATCACCTTGTGCAGTTCCAACAGCACGATTATTATCTACACCACGGCCGTCATCAAGACCACGAATAAACTCACCACGAAGATCAGGTAGAGTTGCACCAACCAGTGCGTAAAGAGCAGCAAAGTTAGCAGTAACACCTTGTACTGTTCCAGAACCATTCGGAATGGTGTCGCCATTACACTTCAAATAACCAGAAGGTATAGAAGAGGCGGCAAAATGAAAAACAGCACCAGTAGGTACAAACCCGTTATTACCAAAGACTTTAGCTTCAGTGATTACATTATCATCAATATCATTTGTACCGATAGTAGAAGATGATGCACTTGTAAGTCGACCCTGCTGATTAACAGTAATATCAGCAAGTGTATAACTACCAGGGACTACTGAAGTGTGTGAAAGTTTATTATCTGTTACAGAATCATCAGCAAGTTTGACAGTCACTAATGAACCATCAGCAACATCACCGGCAGTGAGGCTTGAAATATTTCCCTTTAGTTCTTGTGCGATATAAAGGAATCTGTTTACCGCATCGTTCAAGTCATCAGCCTTGATTGAGCTACCAGTATTAAAGACGATCTTATTGTTAGAGTCGTCAGTAACTCGGTAGATACGGATTTCTACACCGTTACCTGGAGCAGAGTTGAAACGCAGGGTGGTTGCGTTAATTAGTGAAAATGCTGTTGTACCTATATCGTCAAGTGATACTCGAACATCGGCAACAGCAAGGTATGGAAAAGTTAGGGTGTAGTCAGTAGTACTGCCATCCCCTGTGTATGTGTTTTGTGTTGTTGCCATTATTTGTAGATTCCAAGTACGGTATTGATCTGATCTGTGTCACCACGTTCTGAGAACTCAGCGACAGCATCTTGACGGTACTGCTGCATACGAATCTCTTCTGCATCAGTAAGCTGGGATTCAGCACGCTTACGTGCCTGCATCAGTGCCGCGTTAATTTGTCCATGCAGATTGTTCCACCTACGGTGGTCAACAATGCCATTAGACGCAGCCTGTGCTTCTCGGTAGGATTTAACAAAGTCTTTGTTGTCGTTCATAATCCTTTGCAGATCACGAGCAAACTCACCTTGGGTACCCATAATTTCATATAGTTCTGCACGCTGTGCAGGCGTGTACTCAACACCACGACCATTGGTCAGCATTGAAGGACGAGAGTCAAACTCCACATCAATCAAGAACTGCTCAAGATCAGTCTGTCCTCCATACACCTTCCAAGGACTAACAGCATTCCAAATACGATGGAAGAAGTTAGAAGGCTCATTGACCTTTTTACCTGTAATCCAGCTGTACTGGACAGCTAGGTCTCCTTTAGCAATAGGGTTCCGGTTAGCAATTAGATGATAGACGTCCTGTTCAACGACACGTAGTTCCGGGTGAATCAGACGTGCCATCTCATTACGCATACCAGACAGTGGTATGGCGGAGCTGCCAAAGCTTGCAGCCCACCGGGAGGCAGCTGCAGGGTTACCAGAGGTAATATCAAACAGAGGCTCAAGACCAGACATAAACGACTTACTGGTCAGGTGCGCACTCAACAGAAAGCCAAGGCGGTTGAAGGTGGTCTCTAGGTCATGACCGTCAAGAGAACCAAAGTTATCCATGACGTCAGCAGTGACAGCTAGCCAGTCAGTGATTGCACCGAGGTTGTCGTAGCTGTACCAGTTACCATCTAGACCCATATAAGTCCTAGGCTTAAAGTTAGCCTCACGACGGACACTGTTTGTCTGCGTATCAAAGTGACCAGTACCACGCAGTCTGCCAGCAGTAAACATGGCTCCAGCACCTAACACCGCAAGGGTGCCGATAGCTTTACGACCACGGATCTCTGCACGCAGCGTGTCAAAACGCTGGTCGGCATACTCGTCTACAGGAATACCTTTGGACTGAAGAATTTCACTAATCTCCTGGCGTGTGAATGCATGACGAGGCTTAAAGGCAATCTTGTTGTAGTCCCGTACAAACATACTGAATGGACTGTGCGTATCAGTGAAACGCATAACATTCAGGGATGTCTTAGGGAACATCAGGAATGGCTTAAGACCAGGTGCTCGGCTCAACATGTCACCCAGAGCATTAACAGCTGGTGTATCCATGTTCATGGCAATCTCTTTGGAAGCAAAAGAAACTGCTTCGTCAGTGACCTTACCGGTCTCATCAAACATCTTTTTATAGACTTCCTGTCGGATAGCCTGTGCACCAGCTTCGTCTAATGCCTTTGTGCCGTTGAGGGTGACTCGGTCAAATGCAGCACCACGTGCCTCAATGTTTGCAATCACGGAGTTAGTGAATCCGTCGAATGCAGCCATAGCATTCATGCCAAACTTAAGCAGTGGATGATTAGCCAAGTCATTCATTGCTTCAATGTGCTGATACATAACCATTGGACCTAGGTCACCGTTATCTTCAGCACTCTCAGCAAAGGCCTTATACAAGGTCAAAGCTTCATCATTCTTGCGTTGGAAGTCACTCTTATATAACCAGTCAACCTGACTTGGATCCTGTGAGGCACGGCGGAACACTTGTCCCATATACTTACCGGCTTGACCAAACGTCTCAGCAATAGCCTGGTACTGGTAGAAACCACGACGTAACGTCCGAGTATCACCAGCAGATAGTGCGCCAGCAAACGTTGCAAGCGGACGTTCAACCAACAATGCAATGTTGCTAGCCCCTGCTTTGAGGGGTGTAGACACAGCAGACAAGACAGAGTTGTAGATGTTTGACCAGACACCCTGCATAACCAATGAAGGGATCTGAGGGTTATTATCGATGAATGCTTTACTGATAGTTCCGCTACTTTCACGGATCCATTCATTCAAAGAACCAATGGTGCGTACGTTGCCATCAGTGACTTCATAAGCAAGCATTAACGGTCCAAGCATCTCAGGCCGTTCCTTTTGTACAGCACGTAAAGACGAAAGGATCTCGTTTGTCTCCTCAGTGACTTTGTTAAAACGTTTAAGTGTCTCTTCACGAGCTGATTCGACAGCATCCTTAGTACCTTTAGGTCCGAGCTGCCTAGCAGCACGCTTAGCCATGTTGAGGATTCCAAGACCACGACCAGATACATAACTACGTTGTGCTTTCTGAACCATCAGATATGCAAGACGATCTAGGATCTGTTCCTGTGCAGCAGCAACAGCTCCTGTGTCTTCCATCAAACGCATACCTTCAGCCATATCAGAAACCTGACCTGCAAATGATGTATCTACATAGGCCTGAGCCTTCATTAGATCCATATTTGCGAAGTCATCCATGTATTGCTTGATGGTTTTCATGACGCCGCGGTAAGCACCACCACTAAGAACGTTGACGCCTTCGAGTCGGTCAGTCTTGAACTCATCCAAGATACGCTTGAGATCAGGCACAGACTTGCCGTACAAGTCAGCTGCTAATGCTTCACCAGCATCATCGATTTCTTTGAAGGAGATGTATCCATCAGCTGTGTTATAGCCGTACTTACCTGCTTTCTTCAGCTCATCAGTCAGACCACGGAGAATCTGGAACCCATTTTCACCACCACTGGTGCTCCACTTGAGCATCCCGTCAGTCATTACACTGCCTAGACGTCCGAAGCTGGAGTCAAGGTTCTTATTTACACGTACAAGCTGGACGCTGGCATCAATGATCCCAAGATCATCAGCAGAACGTACGCCGCTCTCTTCATAGCCGTAAAGGTCATGAACACCCTTCTGAGGTGTGGGGTTGGTAACGTCGTAGTTATTAGCAAAGTTGTACCTACCAACATCATCAAGAGCAGTAGATCGTTTAGCAACAGACTTAAGAACCGCATCTTCAACAGGGTCATCAGAGACCATGTCAAGATCTAGGTTGTCATCAAAGTATTTCTGTGCAAGCTCATCTTCAGGAACCCAACGGGTTGCTTCTTTAACACCCTTACGACCACGCAGGAACTTAGCAGCACCTAGCAGAACATCACTAGCAAGGCCAAGACCAATGCCTTCATTACGGTTCTTAGACCGCACGACATCAGGGTGATCATCATCTAGTGTTGCCCAGTCGGGCGGGAAGATACCAAACAGGTTCTCGTTTTCAGGTGTGCTTAGCAGGTCACGGAGAGATGCTTGTAAGTTTTCATCCTCACCTTGTGTCTCGACAATAGAGTCGACCAAGGCACCAGAGCCTGCTGCTGCACCAGAGTTAGCAAAGAACTGGAAGAACTTGTCGTTGCCAAGTTTTTGCAATGCCTGTGCTTTCTTGCTGCCCTGTGCTGCTTTAGTAGCGGTAGCAGCATGACCAGCCTTACCTAGAAGGCCAACGCCTTTAGTAAACAGGATTGTAGGCAGAACAATAGAAGAGATCTCACGGAGTGCTTGGACACCTCTATCATTGAACTTAGGAATCTTTGGGATATTAACCCCAGGAATCAAATTAACTGTATCGACACCAAAGTCAATAACTGATGTAGGAATCGAGAGCACTGCTTCGGTGGTAGTCCGTGCAGCATCTCCAAGATCATATCCCTCTTGCCAAGGCATACTTTGATCTTGCTGTCCTTCATCTTCTTTAGGTGCTGCCTCAGCAGCGGCTTCAGGTTTAGATGTAGAAGGAGCAGGAGCATCCCCTTGAGGTTGCTCCGTTTCTTGCTCTGTAGGTTCAGGCTCTCCAATAGATGATTGAATACCTTGGAGTACCTGCTTTAACTTTTCATCGTCTACACCGCCAACCTGAGCACTCATGTACTCATCAAATTGGCTCATTAGTTAGTTGCAAATGAAGATCTAAAAATTGCAGGATCGTTAAGTGACACTTGACCATAACCATACTTAGTAGCAAGTTTCATGATCGAAGGGTAGTAATTAGCATTCTCTTCTGTTGCGCCAATTCCATACCTTTGAACCGTACCTGGTCCAGCGTTGTATGCATAAATAGCTGTCTTCAGGTCAAAACCATAGCTATCCATTAAATGACGCAGATAGCGTGCAGCACCATCAATAGCTGAATCAGTATTAAGTGGGTCAACACCCATCTGTCTGGCAGTACCAGGCATAAATTGCGCAATACCTGCAGCACCAGAACGACTGAGGGTCTTACCGCTGATTACATCAGGACGGAATCCACTCTCTTGTTCGAGTAAGGCTGTCAATACAGCAGGAGGAATGCCGTTAGCATCTGCTGCTTCTTTAATTTTTGGGCCAAAACCACCAGGCACAATAGAAGGTTCATACTCACGTGTCTCCGCAAAGCCACGGATGGACCGTTCAGGCGTCTGATGTTTATACAAAAGAGCCTTAGCTTGAGGAGAAACAGTATTATCTACGTATTCCAAAGAGGGCGGTTGAGGCATTGGAGGTAAATCCATTGCTTCTCTTGCTCGTTTAATAACTTCTAAAGGTGTATATCCGGTCTGACTAGCAACATAAGTAACGATGCCAGGCATCTTGAATCCGTTTCTAGCTATATCTTTATCCATCTGTTCAAACTCAGCCCTAGTCAGGATTGCACCAGGTGAATCAAGAATGCGTTCACCAATGGTTTGAAGCAACTGTGTGGTATTTGTAAGACGATTACGACCAACTATTTTATTATCTTGTGACGCTAGCTGCTCTTGACTAGAGGTATAGTTAGAGAACTTACCTTCTCTAGTATTAAAGTTATAGATACTATTTGATCCTGGCCTCTGTGCATCGTTGTACATCTGGACGGTTTCGGCTAATGCCTGACTAGCAATCTGATCAGGGTTAGCATCAGGTCCAGCGCTATTTGTTAGTTCAACAACACGGCGATCATATTCACCCTGAAGGTTACCAATGATAATGACACTGGCCTGACCACGAACACCATCAGGAGTGGCTTTCAGACCTGGTGTTGATTTGACAAGCTCCTCAAGCGCCTTGTGATGTAGCTTAGATTTGCCAGACTTATTAGAGGCCTGTTCAGTTGCAAGCTTAAGCCACTTTTGACGAAGTCTAACGCTGGGGACACGCATAACTGCTTCAGGTGTCAGTTGACCAGCAAGGTACAGGTTTTCAAACATTGCATCTGCTTCACGCTCGACTTGAGCAGAAGCAGTGTCCTTTAGAAGTGCATCAAGTTTGGTGCTATTTTCACCTCTAATGCTTCTAATTACTTTTTGCAGAGATTCGATATCAGCCTTTGAAGGCTCAAGGCCGTTGTAGACCTTATCTAAATACTCTTCCTCCAGTAACCTTGCTTCTTCATACCTGTCCTGACGCCTTGCTTCGTTGTTTGCACGCTCTTCAGCAGCAAGCTCTTGCTTCAGGTTTTCAAACGCAGTCGGCTTCATCTCACCGTACGTTTTACCACCCATACCAGGCATCTCTTGATCCATGATTGCATCAAGCTCATCCATCGTTAAGGTGCCAGCATCCATCATCTTTTTAAGATGACTAATGGCTAGGTCAAAGCCCCGCTTCCTACCTAAGCCTTGCCCATTCTCGTCATAGGTGACAGACAATGATTGGACAAATGCAGCAAAGTCATTGTCAGATTCAAACAGAGATGTTACTTCAGCAACTTCTGTAAAGTTATCGTTCTGCTGATCAAGCTTGGCACCCTCTTGCAATGCCTTGGCATGAGTTTTCATGATGCCAGGGTAGAAGACATCACCAATCAGATCATCACCAAATTCGTCAAGATCAAATTTCTCAAAGAACTTCTGACGTGCAGTTTCAATAGCAGCAGCACGTGATGCTTGATCAGTAATTTCAACTCCCTTAAGTTGTTTAGGAAGCCAAGTCTCGTAATAGTGATTAAGAATGTTGAGGTCAATTCGTGCAGTCCGGTATTTACGCCAACCAGACAGCTCACGAACCTGCTTAGCAACCTCATGGTTGCCAGTCTCTTCAAAAGCTTTGGATCCTAATTCTTCAGTCTGTTTGTTTACTTCGCGCAGTTCTTCAACTTCAGACTTGAAGTATGGACTTACAAAGCCTTCCGTGTCAGCAAGGTAGGCATTCCATCTTTCGTTCTGAATCTTTTGAGTTTCCTTTTCACGATACGCAAGCTCACGTTTAACTAAATAATCTCCGAGTTTGCCACTAAGTTGAGACAAGCCTTCAAATGATTTGGCAATTTGATCAGCACGACCCTTATCACGTGTATATAGGTCCTGAACATTCTGCTGTTCAGATCTACGCAATGCCTCTAGGTTGCGGTTGATATATGGAGTGACGTCAGGGACATCAACAGGGGCGAACCCCTCTTCTTTTACAAAGGATTGATACTGTGCCATTAAATACGACCTCCTGTCTTCAATTCATGATATTTATCGATACCGCCACTGATACCTCCAGCAAGTGTTCCAGCTGCGCTGAACAAAGCTGAAGTCATATCCATATCCGGTTTAACAGGCGGTAGACCAGGGATAGGTTGGAATTGAACAGGTGCAAGTGTCTTGCGGTTAGCAGCCTTAAGCTTGCTTCTTATGTTGGCAACATCATTCCTAAAGGAGTCTCTACCTCTAACAAGGTTGGCAGATGTCAAAGCTTGAGACCTGCCAAACTCAGCTATATCTCTTGCAGCTAGTCGGTCTGCTGTCCTACCAGTTCCGTAGAACCCACGCTTCTCTGCAAGTTTGACAAACTCACTCTGCAGAGACACAGAGGCCTGATCAAAGAGTGCATTAAGTTGTTGTTGTTCAGCACCATAACCACGGCTAGCAGCAAGGAAGTTCTCATCCAGCTGCTCTTCAGCTCGGGTTACGTTATGTGCATACTCAGCTCTTGAACGATCCCATTCAATTTCACGAATGGCGAGCTGACGTTTGTAGTTATTTGCTGCAGCTCTATTTTGAGCCGAAGCTCCTGCAAGGGTACCCGCTGCACTAGCTGCAGTCGAGACCCCGCCTAGTATCAGTGTCGGTTCGCACACGGCAAAATTCAATAAAGGTTACGTTGTTCGGTCCGTATTTCACTTTACGTAAAAACTTAAAACCGAGGAATTTAAGAAGCTTTAGATGGACTGTATTGCGACTATCGCAAATGTTCCACAGCATCTTTTCTGGTCTACTGTCAATAAACCTTTTACACTTACGTGCAAAGGACTTCGGATACTTATAAATCTCAGGAGTGCATAACATCCAGATCCCGTTCTCGGGACCAATACCAAAGGCTGCTCCCCATTTGTTGTCGGGAGTCAGCCAAGCTCCTGAGTAGCCACTGTGAGCCCCTAGAAGCAGGGAGTAGTACGGGTTATGACCGTGACCCTCCCTGACTTCTCTAAGGTCTTCTGGGCGTAAATTAGACGCTATTTCAACAGCAATTTCTTTAGTAAGTGGATAGATGTACTTAGACACGCTTGTAGTAACTTGGGTTGTAATCACCCTCCCAAGTCAGTGAAGTAAGAGTTGCTGGGAGTGGAGAAGTAGATTTAATTGATAAGGTAAAGTTATCACTCTTTTCATACACAGGTACATAAGCAGCATATGTATCTTCTATACTTACATCACCAGCTTGATAGCTATCAAAAGTGGTAGATGAGAATTCCTGAGAGAACTTAGGCTTACCTACACGGGTCAACTCGGTCTCATACACACCAACACGACTAAAGATAAGATTGACACGATGGATTGTTAGTGAACCACGTTGTTCGTTGATAGTGACATTCCCAGCCTTTGTCTGAACAAAGAACCTAGGTAGGTCAACCTGCATCGTGTAGTCATAACCAAAGTTAAGCTCAACGCCATTCCATTTACCAGGCACAGTGACAGTAGTACCAGTATTAGGTACATCAATTCCTGTGATAATCGATCCATCTGTACCTCCTTTGACTGCTGTCAGGTTTGGTTTTTTGTCTGTGATGCTGGATAACCAGCTAAGAGTAAAGGTTGTTTTATTGGTAGCAGCGTCGTACGCTCCTCCAGTAGCTGGAGAATAGTTATCAAGATGTACTAAGTAAGTATCGTTATTTTCAGCAAAGCTAAGTGCATCGTCACGGATCAAATCAATCTTTTGAAGAAAGAACTGATCATCAACGAAGAAGTAGGTGTCGTCAGTAACGCAATGGTATTTGATTGGACGTCTATGTTCCCATCTAAACCAGGCGGACTGAAGCTGACGTTCGGCAGAAAAGAAGTATCTATAACCAAATACTTCCTTACTATCACGCTTACCAAGAAAAACAAAGCTGTTCTCCCTAGAGTTAGCCATCATATCAAGATCATTGGCTAGCTTACGTGAAACAACTTTGCTAAGTTCGTTGATAGCAGGCTCACCTTCACGTGCAACATTAGCCATTGCAAAGAAGCGAGAGAAGGCACCAGCGTTGTCTACAAAACCAGCAATCACACCCATCGAAATAGGAGGCAGTTTGGCGTTGTAGCTATACGTAGAGACGCTGCCTAGCTTGGCTGATTCTGGCTGAAGGACGTCACTGTCGGTGGCTAGTAAGAACTGCTGGTTCTTTGCAAAGACAATCAAACCTGTGTTCTGTTCCAGGCCGTCAAATAACTCAGATGGATAAGTAGAGCTACAAGAGATGTCAATAGGATCATCTGCCGCAACAGTCAGGGCTGTCTTAACAAAGAAGTTACCAAGGTCCCCAGGACGTGAAAGTACGACGTTGTCTCCACTGAGAACAACAAGTCGATTCCTAAAGAACAAGACTTTATTGATCTTGGCATCTACGAAACTAGGTTCCGGGTTGGTATTTTCATCGCCAACCTCGCGGTCCCCATAAGTAAATTGCTTTACATTAAAGTTACCGTTTGCCGTACGTTGAATAACGATCGGCATTGTTGTCTCATTTAGCTTCTTTTTTATACCAGGCTTCGCGCATTCAGACCAACTACCAGGTCCATCGGATCCTCCATCACCTTCGAATTTAAGATAGTAGTCATCTTCATTACTCGATGAGTTAGAAACTTTGAGGATGTAGCCATTTTTTGACTGGAACGGTAAGTTAGTTACATCGTTGGTTGACTCAGTAACAACAGTCAGAAGGTCTGTGTTTGGTGTGGTGACAGTAAAATCCTGAGTATTGCTATAAAGATAAAGCCCATTACCGATGATTTCTGAGCTAATACCACTAGGCAAATCGCCCTGAATACCACCCAGGATAGAGTCAACACTTACTGATGTCTGTTGATCAAAAGATGTCGGTGAAGGACGAACTGCTGCTAATGATGCTTTGATTGTTGCTGTCTCAGCTTGATCAATAACAATAGGATAAGTCTTATCTTCTAGTGTGACATTAAAAGTATCACCTTCAAGCCAGCCTTCACCACCATGTAGGAGGTCTATCTCACATTTGTAACTACATGTGTATTCATTAGCGTCGTCCAAATTCGATTGACCAGGCACTGGTCCTTGCTGACCAGTAACGGTAAGTCTAAAAATTAGATTATTTCTGCCAGTGACACTACTGCCATTATTAGTTACTGTACCATTAAAATTGTAATTAGTATTAGCCGTTCCAGAACTAATAGTAAATACTTTCGTACCAATGTGAGGGCAATGTCCCCTATTACCACTGAAGGTTGTATAACCTTGACCAGTAGGATTAGCACTGACAAAAGTAGCGCTGCTTATCTGTGTAGTTGCACTAGAAGCTGGGTCATGAATGTTCAACGCATACTGACGGCCATTGACAACCTGTTTTACTTCAACAAAGGCAACATAGGTATGGGGATTTTCGGGTGTCTTGTGTGCAGATGTCGGGTGCATCTCAACCGTCTTCTTACGGTTGCAGGCAAACGTAGAGTCATTGATAGTCGTGAACTGAAGATCACCAGCAGCGGGTGAGCCGTGAGCCAAGTAAGCCTTCAGGTCGGTTTCTTGACCAGACTCGTAGGTGACTGTGATCGCATTTCCGGTCTCGCAGCTCCACATGTTGACGCTGCCATCTGTCTGAATTTGACCGATGTAGCTACCTTCAGTTTCATCACGGTAGTAGTGGAACCAATGTGTAGAAGTCGTGGCACCAGCAAGTGCTGATGCACCAACTCTCTTAGCACCAGGTCGTTTATACAGACCCCTGGTTAGGTCTGGGATGCAGTTGACAGCATCTCGTACTTGACCCTGACCTTTGTATTGATCCGGAGCTTCGTTGATGCCACCGAAGAAGTCAGGGATTCTTTGTGTAATTGCACTCATCAGCGACGAAGTCCTAGATACGGAAGATAGGTTTGATATGAGGTGTCATCACCAAGACCCATATAGTTATGGTCACCTTGGTTGCACTCGTACTCCATGCAGATTGCCCTTGTATAGGCTTCCTGTTGTTGAAGCAACTGAACCAACGTAGGGTTAGAAACAAGCTGCGTAGCAGCCCTTACAGAAGCCTTCTGGACGATGTAGCGCTTAAAGACCTGGGGTAGATCTTCAAACGGCCAAAGATAAACAACATCACAACTCACCTTGTCAGTAAACTGATCACTATGTTTGATCTTGTCGTACAGGTATGCACCACGCTTGACTACGTTAGTAGTACGAACGTGGAAATCATCATGCACATCTAAACGCAGCACGTTGGATGGAATAGGAATCTTGTTATTAACAGGAGAGAACTCCACGTGTGATTCGGTGTTATACACCCAACCCTCGCTTTGTACTTCCATGTTAGTTTCCTTTAGAAGCTGCAAAATAAATGCAACCTCAGGGTTAGCCAAGGTGTTGTAGGTCTCCACCTTCTTTGTAATCAGGACTTTTGCCTGATTGATTGGTGCTGTAGTAAAAACAATGTTGCCAGAACTCACGACATAATCAGTAGCTGCAACACCATTTACTGTTACAGAGATCTGGGAAGGAGAGTCATAGCTGTAGCCGATAGCAAAGGTCTGGTTAGAGCCGTTGCCGGTCAATTCTGTTTCCGCTTCAGTTTCAAGGTTTGCACCAAGAGTAGTGACTGGGGACTGACCAATGCTCCCCAAAATTGAGTTTACTGCGGATAGTTCGGTATCGAGATCAATAGTAGTAGGAGCAGGCATATAAATAAAAAAAAGGGACTCCGAAGAGTCCCCGTAGAAAACATAGAATTAAATCAGAACGCAGCAGCGCCAGAGGTTGCAACAGCACCGCTGGTAACTGTGGGAGCAACGTCACAGACGAATTCCACAGCAGCAGCGGGGTTCAGATAATCAGCACCCATAGCCAGACGTCCAACGATCAGGTCACCCTGATACATCACGGAAGTGTCGTTGGAAGTGACTTGGACTTGAGGTCCGATTGCTTCAACAACACCTGCAGCTTCACGCTGGAAAATAAGACCACAGGACTTACCGAAGACCTGACCACCGTAGTTGTTACGGGAGCCATAGTTGTCGCCAGACACAGCGGTGTCAGCAGGCATGGTTTCGCCAACGAAGTCGCCAGCCAGAGGCAGGCTGGAGTTGGTACCAAACTTGCCCAGGAACGGAATGTTCATGGACTTGTAGATCTGGATACCAGCGATTTCGATGATGCCTTGACCGGACTGCAGGGCAGTTCCCTGGACGTCGCGGTTCACCAGGCCGTTGGAACCAACAGCTTGGATCAGCTCGTAGTACTGACGGGGGTTGATAACAGCCAC